TTGCCGAAATTGCATTTAAATGGGCGACAATGTATAGTGCTTTTATCGTTATTGATATTACCGGTGGTATGGGTGTTTCCACATCACGTAAACTACAAGAAATGGGTTATAAAAACCTATATGTTGAAGGTGTTAACTCGGCAGATAAATGGAAATATAACCCTAAAGTAAATGAAAAGATTCCTGGTTTAAATTTTAACAGTAAACGTGTTCAAATAGTTGCATCGTTTGAAGAATCATTGAGACATAACTTTGCGATACGCTCTTCAAGACTTTTAAATGAATTAAATACATTTGTTTATATCAATGGTAGACCTGACCACCAAAAGGGTCAACACGATGACCTTATTATGGCAATTGCTATGGCAATATACGTAGGTGAAAATTCATTTACACAGTTAGAAAAGGTTACTGAACAAACAAAAGCAATGATGGAGAGTTGGATGGTTAATGAAACACCGGTAAAAAACACATCTAACGAATTTAACCCAAACATTCCTGTAATGCCAGGTGGAATAAACCAAAACAGAATGAATAGGAATGCAACAAAAGATGATTATAAAAATCATTCGTGGTTATTTGGTAAATTTTAATTATTTAGTTTAATTTAAATTTAGTTAGTATTTATGAATAAAAGATAATGGCAGAAAATTACACTATATGGCAAAGACTTACTAAAGTTTTTGGTCCTGACTCAACATTGGACCAACAAGCCCCTGTATTTAAGTTTGATAAAAAGGAATTACTTAAAACTCCTAACAAACAAGAATATGAAAAAGAAAAGTTACAAGCTCAACAAACTTTATATCTTGGTCAGCAATGGCAGAAAATAGAAAATAATCTTTATACTCAAGCGGTTTATTATGAACCAACAAGATTAGCTTCTTTTTATGATTATGAAAGTATGGAGTACACTCCTGAAATTTCTGCAGCTTTAGATATCTATGCGGAAGAATCAACAACAACAAATGAAGATGGATATATATTACAAATTTACTCAGAAAGTAAGCGAATTAAATCAGTTCTTGGTGACTTATTTAACAATCGACTTGACATCTCTACTAATCTTCCTATGTGGACAAGAAATACTTGTAAATATGGGGATAATTTTGTGTATTTAAAATTAGACCCCGAAAAAGGTGTGATGGGTGCTCAGCAATTACCTAACATCGAGATTACCCGTCAAGAAAGGGGTATGAAGATTAAACCTGAAAGAAATTCAACAGAAACAGATAACGATTCACTTAAATTCTTATGGCAAAATAAGGATATGGTATTTAACACGTGGGAAATTGCTCACTTTAGATTATTGGGTGATGACCGTAAACTTCCTTATGGAACTTCTATGTTGGAAAAAGCCAGAAGAATTTGGAAACAACTTATTCTTTCTGAAGATGCGATGTTAATATATAGAACATCAAGAGCACCTGAAAGAAGAGTATTCAAAGTGTTTGTTGGTAATATGGATGATAAAGATGTTGAACCGTATGTTCAAAGAGTAGCCAATAAGTTTAAACGTGACCAAATTGCTGACCCACAAAATGGAAATGTGGATTTACGTTATAACCAAATGGCAGTTGACCAAGATTATTTTATACCTGTTAGAGACCCTAACTCACCAAATCCGATAGACACCCTTCCTGGTGCTCAGAACCTATCTGAGATTGCTGATATTGAATATATTCAAAAGAAATTATTGACGGCACTTCGTGTCCCAAAAGCTTTTTTAGGTTTTGAAGAGGTTGTTGGTGATGGTAAAAACTTAGCACTACAAGATATTCGTTTCGCTAGAACAATCAATAGAATACAAAAATCTATGATTCAAGAATTGAATAAAGTTGCAATTATTCACTTATACGTTTTAGGTTTTGAAGATGAATTAAATAACTTTACATTAGGTCTTAGTAATCCATCTACACAAGCAGACCTTCTTAAGGTTGAACAATGGCAAACTAAAATTCAACTTTATAAAGATGCCGTTTCTGACCCAGGTAATGGAATTCAACCTGTTTCAACATCGTGGGCTAAGAAACATATTCTTGGGTTTTCTGATGAGGAAATCAAACTTGACTTACAACAACAACGTATTGAAAAAGCTGTTGGTGCTGAACTTGAAAAGACGGCTGAGGTTATTACCAAAACAGGAATATTTGCAAATATTGATAAGTTATATGGTAACAAACCTGTCGATAATGGGGCACCTGAAGGAGAAACTACTGAACCTGCGGATACGGGATTTGGTGGTGGTGGAACTGATTTCGGAGGTGGTGATTTAGGTGGTGACTTAGGTGGTGGCGGTGATTTAGGTGGTGCACCAGAAGTTGAAACTGGTGGTGAAGTGACTCCTGAGAGCACAAAAGAAAAAGACCTTAATTTAATATTAGAAGATGATATGATTAATGGAAAAACTGAGTTAGATTTATCTAAAGGACGTAAATCTTTAAGTGAAATTGAGGATGAATTAAGAACATTACTAGATGACTAATATTTATAATAAAAAAACATTATGAATAAGTTTGGACAAATAAAATCTAATATAGAGTCTTTAATGACAAATTCATATGGTAAACCATCTTTTAAAAACCATATGAAATCATTCAAGAAAAACATTATTGAAAATAAATCAATTGCTGAAGCGTATTTCTTATATGATGAACTTTCAAAGAATAAAGGTTTATCTAAAGACATTGTTGACGATTATGTAAACGAAAGTATTGAAACAATTAAGAATATTGTTTTAAATAATATAGATAAAATCAACGAGATTAATATGTGGGCTTCAGAAAATGTAACAAAAATTGTCGAAAATAGTTACTCGGATATTGATTCTGTGGTTTATAATACTACAGTAAAAAATCTTGAAAAAGTTTTAGAAAGTAAAAATAGAATTAAGAACACAGTAATTAAATTACCTGTTCAAAAAACAATTAATGAATCAATGAACATTCCATTAAGTTCAATGTTAAAAATTGCAACAAACACATTTAATAAAGAGTATGGTAATATATCTGAAGAAGAAAAACAAGAATTAAAAAGTCTTTTATCTTTAGATAAAAAATCTTTAATTGAGGAAATCAAAAAATCAAAACTTAATGTCATTGATAAATTACAAGTCAAATTAAATGAATCTAAAGATTCTGAACTACATGAAAAAGTTCAAAAAACAATCGAAAAAATTAATGAGTCTGAAATCTCATTAATATCACTATATAAATTAAAACAACTAGAACAAGGATTGTAATAGTAAAATATATTATAATTAAAAAAGGGTTCAGTATAATGAACCCTTTATTTTTTGTGTATACTTGGCTTTTTGTTTTTGTTTTCTCCTTTTTTCGGATTTCTTAACGTATTGTTGTCTTTCACGTATATTTTCAATTTGTTTGGTGTTATAAACCTTATACTTATAACGTTTCAGAGCTTTATCTATGTTTTCGTTTTTTTCTACTTTAATTATAATCATAACTGTCCTTAATATATATAAATATTCTTAAATCGTCAATATTTTGACATCGTATAAAATATAGATTATAATTATCAACATAAATAAACTTTTATATGAAAAAAATATATGAAAAAAGGTAAAACGTCCCAGTTAAAGGGATTTGATAATGCTAAATGTAGTTATGGAACTGTAGATGCAAAAGAATTAAAATCAATTTATATTGTAATACAAAGTTGGGTAGAACCCATAAAAGAAGTTAACAATTGGAAAAGTGTTACGGGTATGTTAGGAAGAGACATTAAACATCACTTATTAGATGTTGTTGACCCATTAGTTTTTGAAAAACATAATATAGTAGACTTAGACTTAAGAAGTAGTGGAATACAAGTAGGAAAAAGAAGTTTTATGAATTTAGAAATTACTTTATTTTTAAAGGAACATATGGAGTTCAAATCAATTATGTTAAGAGATAAAATAAAGAATATTGTTAAAACAATTTATACTTATCCACTTATGAACTCAAACTATTTTACATTAAACAAAACAAAAAAAGAAAAAGTGTAACATATTTATCTTAAAAGATAAAAAGTGAAAATCTTAATAACAGAGAAACAATTAAAAAGGTTATCCGAGGCTAATACGCTCTTGGATAACCTTAATGATAGGATAGACCCAAATAATTTCTCATATGAATTTGGATGGAGAGACTCTATTGTTATACCACACGAAGTTTTGATGGAAGGTAGTATAGAAGATAAAGACATCACTGTTCACGTAAATATTGGTGAAGTAATATATGAGGGACAAGATGTAACTCAATTTGCTAAGAATTATGTTTTTTGGTCAGGTGAAGGTAACGACAGTGAACTTGCTTATAACTATAAGATGTTTATTGTAAAAAAAATAAACAGTCTACTTAGAGTTACTCCGATTAAAATAACTGAATGGGACGTTAATTTAAGAGTATAAGATATTTATAAAATAAAAGGATATGAAAATATTAGGTCCAAACGATACAGGTAAAGGTATATTGATTGAATGGGATGCAGGTTTCATCAATCCAAATGATAGGAGAAACGCAGAGGTTATTAAAGAATCTTATGGACAATTAGACCATTCAAAACCATTCGAATTTTACGCTGTTCTACAAAAATATGATACTCCAAACAGAAACGGTCGTATCTACCCTGAAAAAATATTAAGAAGAGAAGCTGAGAAATATACTCAAGCCATTGATAAAGGTTTATCAATTTCAGAACTTAATCACCCTGAATCATCATTAATTGATTTGGACCGTGTATCTCACCTTATTACAGATATGTGGTGGGAAGGAAATGTATTAATGGGTAAGATTAAATTATTAACCTCACCAGGTTTCCACCAAAGTGGTGTTGTTTCGTGTCCTGGTGACCAAGCAGCAAACCTTATGAGACAAGGTGTTACTATGGGTGTATCATCTCGTGGAGTAGGTTCGTTAGTAAAGAAGGGTGAACGTAATGAAGTTCAAGAAGATTTTGAATTAATTTGTTTTGACCTTGTATCTTCACCGTCAACACCAGGTGCATACTTATTCTTGAATAAAGATGAGCGTATGAAGTATGATGAAAATCTTGAAGAAGAAACTAAACAAAGAAGTTCACCTACACAAAATACAGGTGGTTTAGACAAATCACTTGACTTAATGAAAAAATTGTCCGATTATTTAGGGTATTAAAAACTTATATTATGGACGAAAAATATTTTGTAGCAAAAATCAGTTATGACTTACCTGATGAGAATTCAGGAAAAATCAAAAAAATCAGAGAAGAGAAATTAGTTAAAGGAATTAATGTAACAGATGTCGAATCAAAGGTTACAAAAAACTTTGAGGGTTTTCCACACGATTGGAGAATTACTGCTTGTGTTGAAAGCAAAATTGATGAGGTATTTGAATAATATCACCTCTTTATGGGATAATTTTAAAAATCGTCTCTTTATACGATAATTTTAAAAATCGGGTTAATACCCGATTTTTTTTTGCTTAAAGTTATGAAAAAGGTATTTTTTTTTATTTCAGTATATTTATTAAGAAAACTATAAATAAACTTTTGCAATAAAATTAAAACAATGGCAGAAAAAAAACAAAATCTAGTTGAAGAGGCACTACTACAAATGAAGAATTTGGAGGAAGCCGTAACGGAGAATGCAAAAGGAATACTTGCTTCTACTATGAAGGAAGAAATCAGTGAATTAGTAAAAGAATCTCTATCTGATGAAGAGGTTGAAATGGAAGAATCTGCAGCAGAAAAAATGGAAGGCGAAAAAAAGGAAAAAGGTATGTACAAAGAAATGGACTACGAAATGAAAGAACAAGAAGAGCTTGACATGATGGATGTTGAAGATGAAGTAGAAGATGAAATGGAAGACGAAATGGAAGACATGGAAGACATGGACGATATGGAAGATGAAATGGATTCTGATGAAATGCTAATGATGGACTTACCAGGTGGTGATTTGGAAGTGGATGACGAAGAAGAAATTCTTTTACCACTTGACCTAACAGGTGCTTCTGATGAGGAAATCCTTAAAGTTTTCAAAGCTATGGGTGAAGAAGACGGTATTGTGGTAACACAAGACGGTGATGAAATTCACTTAAAAGACGAGGAAGCTAATGTTGAATATCAAATTCAAACAGAGGGTTACGAAGAAGAAGAAGATGTAATCGTTGACGAAGAAGAAGACGAATACACTGAAGGTTATGAAATGGAAGAAGA